GATAGTTCTTACTGCCTGGTTTTGCAGGAGTACCACCTCTCTTTCTCTTAGCATGGATGTTGTCGTATAGACCTCTCTTGCCTTCTTCTAATTCCTCTCCTTCGTGTGGAATTGTATTACCATTCTTATCTTTCTGATGATGTTCTGCTACTACTTCCTCTTCTTTTACACAGTTAGGAACAGTCTTACCACCCTTCTTCTTAGTTCCTTTTGCCTTGTATCCTTTCCAGCATGTAGAAGCACCAACGTTAGCTCTTGCTGTTGCCATGTCACCTTCAGCAGTGAAGTATCTTCTCTTCTCTAGAATCCAAGTCTCTCCATCAATCTCATACTCTTCACGCTCAAGAACTTCGTACTCTTCTTTAGTAGCAAGTTGTGCTTTTGGTGATTCTTTCTTAGGACCTTTCTTTTTCAAAGAGGTCTTCTCAATTTCTGCACCATGTGACTGAGGCATCATACCATCAAAGGGTGCTTCGTGAAGATCAGGCATTGCTGTACCTTGGAAAGTGTTGCCATCTTGCCAACTCTTAAAAGATTCCATCAATGCAGACGAAAACTCGTCATTGTTTTCTACAGTATTTACAGGTTTTGGATACTTCATCGTTTAAAGGGAGGTTCTTCTCGTATTATTTATAGTTCTAATGTTCTTAATCCACTCACGGAACATATTACCATGCTCTGATATTACAATCGCATAGTTGCCACCAACTCTATGAATGTGTCCTTTGTCTCCTGTGCGGGATGACATGACGGTATCACCTTCTTTAAAGACTTCTTGTTGTCTTTGCTGTTGACGCAGTGCTTCTTCTCTTAGTGTCTTAAAATCTTTCATTTATAATTTTTAGGTAGCGCATTTTTAATCTCTTGCATGAGAGCGCGACATTCACGATCATTTAATGCTCTTGGAATTCCAGAACGAAATGTTTTAAAGTCGTCAGCGTGCGCTGCACGTCTCATCTTAGTTCCAGAAATGGCAAAGGTATCACCATCAGCATCTCTACTTCCAGAAGATTGAATATCAATTGTTCTGAATGAAAACTCAGTTCCATTATATTTATGTAACCACTGCATAGCAGAAACCCTGTCAGAACCTACCAAAAATACTACTTCATTATACCCACCTAACATTAGATCCTGCATAATAGCAACTGGTTCTCTAGGACCTGAGAAGATCTTTCCTTTGTGTTCTGGAAACATCTTATTCATATAATATAGTTTTCTATCAGGTGGTAATGGATTAGTACCTTTATTATCTACAGACTGTGAAATGTATATACGATAATCATTACGACCTGCAGCTGACTTTACTCCTCTAAAATTCTCAGCATGACCTGTGGTAGGTGGTTGAAACCTACCAAAAGTAAAATAACATTTATTACAATTTAACGCCATTGTTTTTGCAGAGTAAAGTTATTGTATGCAAACTCCAAACGATTAACAAACTTAATCATACTACCATCTTTGTGAAGTACATATCCCTCAGGAGTTGTCACCTTATATCCTTTGTCTGTTTGAACGTATGTTCTAAACTCTTCTAAATGATCAAGTTTATCTATAACCATTTGCTTCACTGTTTGCAGTTCTCTATACAATGACAGCATCGCTTTAAACTTGTCCTTATTCTTTTCAACATACAATTGACTACCATATACAAGGTTTCTCTTCTTAGTTAAGTTTGCAATTGTTTTAATTTTTGCAAGTTCTTTATTTGTTTTTTCCTCATAAAAATTCAGCATGTTATACATTGCTTCATCTATGTTACCAATACTACGAGCATTCTTTATCTCATTGTTGAAAAACTGTTTAAGATAAGAAGCAATATGAAACTTAGCATCACCTGTTGTACCAGTTTCACTGACTAGTTCATCCAAGAAATCACCGCAAGACCTACACATGCTTTCTATTTTTGACACGTGTCTATCAAATGTATTCATTTCTGCTCTAGAAAGTCCAACACGATGCATGGGTGTATCATTCTTAACTACCAATACATCCTCAGATCCATTTACTTTAGCACCAGCTCTTGCTTGCATATCAGCAATTGCATCACCTGTGTAGTGAGTATGAAATACTACCCCAACTTTTGCTCTGCTAGCTGCTCTTCCAATAGAATGAGTAGTAGGAATAGCGTAAGTAATTGTGTTGGGTCTGAAAGTATACAACTCTTCTCCATTTATTCTTTCCCTCCTAATATCTGATGTGAATAAAAGATCACCTTGCACCACACCTTGAATGTCAAGGGTAGAAAAATAACGAAGAGAAAATTTAAGTTTTTCTGCAAGGTCACCCTCATACCAACCATCAATTTGTTCTTCACTATAACAAAATTTAGGATCATTTTTATTAAACACAGATTTGGTGCCAACAAAAAACATTCCTGTCTGTGGATCTGTGCCACATACAACAGAAGGTGCTCCATCCCATTTAGTTTGCATGAAACCACTGCTTTCTTGATGACCTAACATTTTTTTGAGTTCTTCTAAAAATGACACAGCAGCTTTACAACCCTCAACTCCATAGTTGAGCATTTCATCTTCAAGATGTTCTAGATGTTTTAGTTGCTTAACGTTTGCCATTACTTCTTATAGTAATCTCCATTGCTGTGAGTAGGATATATACCACCTTGTTTGTTTCTAATGTTAAATTTAAAATCATAAGATTTAGTTTCAAATATCATATCAACTCTCTTACCTCTACCGCCTGCACCACCATAATTTATCTCAACTGTGTTTCCAACAAGAGATGCAGCTTTGTTCATATACTCTTTATCAATTTCATAACATTCTACTTTTGTACCAGTATAATGAACCATCCAATAACCATAACCAACACCACTCTTGATCATTTCTTGTAATGCTTTTTTGCCACTAGGAGATAGAGTAGTTTGTTCAATATGATTATCAACTGTAGTACCAGTAACCTTGCCATACTTAGCAAACACATCTATAAATTTTTGTTGATCTATACCAAACATCTCAAGATATTCCTGACCATCATCAGGTACTTCACCTGCTACTAAACTTGCCTCTGGAAATAAATTAAGTTTATTTTTACCTGTTCCTTTAATACCACAGTTGAAAAATGATAGTGTGCTTCCAAATTTAACTGAAAGATATACTGGTTTACCAGCAACTGTCAATGTAATATCAGTTAGAGTTTTTCCAATGTCATATGTAGCAGTAGAACCACCTGCAGAGATAACAATATTATTGCCTTTTTTCTTAAGAGGACGTGCTTGGTTTTTACTACCTTCACCTATAGCTTTAGTAGGTGCTGCTCCATATTTTTTGACCATAGCATCAACTATTTTTTTAACATGATCCTGATATTTTTTAGGTTTTCTGCCAGAACAATGATCAATTAGTGC